CTCTCTTTTAGCGAGATAATGGCTCAATCTGGATCATACTCAGATACAGTAGAAGAACTTATTAAGAAGTCGGATTTTTATAAAAAAGCTAATCCTAATCCTTTACCATACGATAGCATAAACTTGTTTGATAATAATCAGGTATCATTTTATAAAAACAATAAAGTAGTACAGGATGCTCTTGAGTTTATTAATAAAAGACGATTAGACACCGCCATTAATAAACCTAAAAGCCTTTGGATTAGCTTAACTGACAATATTCATAAAAACAGAGTTGTGTTTCCGTTCTATAATATGGAAGGAAAGATAACAACCTATCAATCTAGAGCACTATACAAAGAAGACGAAGACAAGGCAAAGTATCTATCTAAAGTTAACAGTGATAAAGGAGTGTTTAACCTAGACAAAGTATCTCCAGATATAGATTATATATTCTTACAAGAAGGACCTATTGATGCTATGTTTTTACGCAATAGTGTAGCTTTAGCTGGCATACATCCTACAGAAGAGCAGCTTGAAATGATACAAAAAGCGTACCCTATGCATAATTTAGTGTATGTATTAGATAACCAGTGGGTAGATAAGACCTCTTATAAGATTACAAAAGAGTTGCTAGACAAAGGAGAGTCTGTATTTATTTGGCCTAAAGAATATGCTCAATACAAAGATTTTAACGAACTTTGCATCAAGCAAAAACAAGACGAAGTACAGTACATTAATATATTACAAAATACGTACAAAGGTATGAGAGGAATAATACAGTACTCTCAGATTAAAAACCCTACTTAACGAGTTGTAATTTTGCTTGTAGCGTCGTGAATCTTTTTACCAGAACTTGTAACTACTGTTTTGAATAGTTCTGCTAGACCACGAAGATTTTCAGCTAACTTAGTAATACGTTTTTCTTCACGACGAACAATACCTTTAAAAGGAATAGAGTTGCGCATTTCTAATGCATTGATTTGAGCATTTAAGCTGTTTTCATCTGCACCATTAATAAATGTTGCCATGTCGTCAAGTTTTTTAATCCATTCACGTGCTTTAGCAACGCCTTCTGTATCAAGTTTAAGAGAAGGGTTTGCAGCAGCATCAAAAGCTGCAGGATCTGTTTCAGGACTTAAAGACTTGTTCCACGCTGCTTGAGATCTTTCATCATCAGAAGGTTCAGCTGTTGGAGCTGGCTTAGCTGCAGGTGGGTGTGCTGGTTTAGCTTCCATACCTAAAGCTGCACCGTAAGCATTTTCTGCTAGAGCTTTTGCTGTAGCGATATTTCCGCGAATATCTTTTCCGTAACGCTTTTCAATATCTTTTTTAGGTAAGTTCTTGTAAATGTCGTTGCGTTTTTTGATTTCACTTGGAGTCATATGCTCTGATTCTTCCTTCTGCACATTCTTTGCAAACTGTGCCATATGACGGGTGTGAGGGTTCTTGCTATGTACAGCTTTGTTTAGCTTATCAGCAGGAATCTTTTCACCTTGTGAAACGTGTAATGCTTTGTGTAAGTCGCCTTTATGTTTTGATACACTAGTTTTTTGTATCCACTTTTTGTCGCTTTCCTTTACAGGAAACTCTTTACCGCCTAACTCAAAAGTATCTTTACCAGCTTCTTTAGCTTTTTGATCCTTAAAATGCATCACGCCTGCACCTTCTTTGTCCAATACTTTCTTTTTTTCCTTGACTGGAAAAGTTTTATCGCCTAATTTAAATGAATCTTTACCAGCTTTCTTAGCTTCAACATCTTTTAAATGCATAATGCCAGCATTGCTTTCTCTATCTAGGGATTCATTAAATGCATCTTGGAACAAATTCTTCATATACATTATTTACTACTTTTTCATTGAATTTCTATTAAACTATACTATTATAACCATATGTCAAAAGCACTAGTCATATTATCAGGCGGAATGGACAGCTCTATATTACTTCACTATGTAACTAAGAAGCTTAACTATGATGAAGTATATGCCATTACATTTAACTACGGACAACGGATTATTCGAGAAATCGATTGTGCAAAGTATCAAGTAGATGCTTGCAAGGTTAAAGAACATAAGATTGTAGATATGGATTTCTTTAGAAGTATATCCACTATGTCAGCTTTAACAAATACTAACTTAAACATACCTAAAGCTAAAGATGATATTGGTAATGCACAGCCTTTAAGTTATGTTCCTTTTAGAAACCTACTATTACTCACTACAGCCGCTGGTTGGGCTGAATCTGTTGGGGCTTCAGACCTGTTTTACGGTGCAGTACAAACCGATGACTTCTCGGGTTACTGGGACTGTACATCTTTATTCCTTAATAAAGTTAATGAACTATACGGTCTTAACCGTAAAAACGTTATTAAAGTTAATGCACCTTTTATGCAGTTCTCTAAAGAAGAAGTTGTTGCTGAAGGCATTGAGTTAGGTGTTAACTTTAAGCAAACTCATACTTGTTACGAGGGTAAAGAAATAGCCTGCGGTGAATGTGTTTCATGTTCAGCAAGATTAAAAGCTTTTATTGATAATAAAATAATAGACCCAATTCCTTATGCAAAAGAGGTACCTTGGGCTAAGTACGAATGTCAACCTTATACTAAATCTACATATGTGCGGAATAGCGGGCAGTAATAATAAAGACAAAGCTTTTAGTTTGTATAAAGATAACCTAGCTAGGGGTTACTATAGCTCTGGAGTGTTGGTGTTTGATACTAACAATCAATACCAGGTGAATAAAACTGAAGGCATTTTTAAAGAACCTGTAGACTGTTTTAACCCGCCAGGTTTAGACACTCAAGGTCGCTATTATCTTTATCATTCTCGAGGTCCAACTGTAGAAACAAAATCGTTTGAACCTGGAGACAATCACCCATTCACTTATGGAGACTGGATAGTTGCTCATAATGGTATTATTAGTAATTTTGAGAGTTTGTGTAAAGAGTATTTTCCTGACGAAGATTTTATAGGTAGAACTGATAGCTGTATTATACCTCGTATGCTAGAAGTTAAAAAACAGGTATCGGAAGCTATGGAAGTACTTAAAGGCACATTTGCTATATGGGCTTTTAATAATAAAACTAACAAAACGTATTTAGCCAGAAGTGCTAGCACCTTGTTTGCAAATCCAGCCACCGGGTGTTTTTCTTCTACTGAATTTGAAGGTAGTGAATCTTTAAAAGAGGGTATTGTATACGCAATACAGGATTACAATAGTATAGTACCTGCAGGAAGATTTAAGCACAAGTCTCCATACTTTGTATTCTAAGTATTAGCGTGCCAAACGACGCTATAGATTATATAAACAGGGATATCGTAAACGTTAAGACGGAATTACAAAACATAAGTAAAATCGTCCGAGATGGTAACGGTCAACCTAGCCTCATGCAACAGGTAGCTACGTTGCAAAATGATTTAGCACATACAGAAATAGAGCTTAGAGAGCAGATAGTCGATTTACAGGAGCGCCTCAGAGTGTGTAATACTAAACACACTGAAAATAATAAGCTCGGTTGGCATTTTCAAACAGCTATTTGGGTTGCATTAATTGGTAGTATAACTTCTATAGTTGTACATTACATGGATCCTAAACCACAAAGTGAAACGGACAGAATATTGGAACATATTTCACAAAGACTGGATCAAATATCAGATACTCAAAAATAATAGTAGATATTTTTTTATAAACCTTTATACTGTAAGCACTATATGAAAGGCTTACAGCAATTAAAAATAGAAGATAAACAGTTCTTAGTAGAAGCGTTATTGTTCACCGCACACAGTGATGTATGTTCTGATCACACAGAAGTACATCGCAAACGTATGTTTGAACTAGCAGAGCTTATTAATGATAATAATATCAGGTTAAATAACATTTATATTTTTAATGATGGTTCTACACAAGAGAGTGTTACGCCTACAGGTCTAACTAAAAAGTTTCCTAACCTGCCTGTTGAAACTATCATACAAGACTAATGAATGTATATATTGGTTTTTGTTCAACCGCTACTTCTTATTCAAATCTTAAAGAAAGAAGCAAATACACTATTGTTAACAGTGAAGGGCTAGACAATGTTAAGACTGTAAACGGGACTTTTAACAATAAGACCTCTATAGCTAAAGTTTACAACTCTTTTATTGAACAGTACAAAGACGAAGACTGTATACTGGTACTAACACATGATGACGTACTCATTACAGATAAAAACTGGATTGAAAAATTAAAACAAGCTTTCAAACAGTACGATGTTGTAGGTTTAGCTGGGGGTGTTAATCCTAAAATACAAACACCAGTACTATGGCATTTAATGTGTGCAAAAGAAGGCCTAAAAGGCAGCGTTAACCATGTAGACATTAGTAATAACAGTGTGTTTAATACCACTTTTGGTAAGAATGGTAGAGTTGCACTCCTAGATGGACTGTTTCTTGCTTTCAACCCTAAAAAGGTTTTTGAAGCTGGTGTTCGCTTTGACGAAACATGTCCTGCTAAGTTTCATTTTTACGATTTAGACTTTAGCTTACAATGCAATAAAGCTAAACTAAAACTCGGTACAACTAATATTGCTGTCACGCATGCTTCTCCAGGCTTAAAGAACTTTACACAAGAGTTCAACTTAGGTCAAGACTGGTTTTTAGTTAAAGCTAGAGCTGGAAAATATTAAAATACATTTTATAATACTACTATGATTATTACAGATCAAAAAATATATAACGGCGATTTTATTCACAAGCGTTTTGCTTATAAGTATTTCAGAGATAAGACTCTGGCTGTGGGTAATATTGTTAGCTATGTAGCTCCTGTAGAAGTTACATTAAACCTTATTGACTTAGAAGATTCTCTAGAAAAAGACTATATCTATAGTGATTCTATGATTAACTTCTGCTGGGAAATACCTAACTTAGACCCATTTGGTGCAGTATGTTTTCAGCGCTTGTTTAACACTGCAATCGCTAATACTTTGCACACATACATTAAAAAACCTATTGAAATGAAGGGCGATGACTTGATTGTACATGCAGAACATAATCAAGGCGGTATTGTACAGCAAAAAGGTAAAGCTTCTGTTAGTATTACATACTCGAAAGATAATGTAGCTATCGGTCATACAGGTATTAATATTAGTGCTGGTAAGAAAGCTCCTGCTTTTGCATTTAGTACTAATCTTTCACCTGCAGATGCAGAGAAGTTTCAACTACAAGTGCATCAGCAGTTCTATCGAATGGTAGATAATATCTTTGTAGCAACTGCTAAGATTATTGTTTAATGTTCGACCATCTTAACAAGATTCTTTATAAAGCTAAAGAATCTGATATAAGCAGCCTTAACGAGGATAAGGAATTTCAACCATTCCTTATCCAGCGTTGGTGTTCCATGCACTCTACACCGGTTGCACATATCGTTAATGAAACTACCAATAGATACTGGGGATGTTATGAGAATAACAAAGACTGGTACATTGCTCTAAAAACTATTATACCTAGTTGTAAATTTAAGAGAATCAGTTACATTAAAAAGACTAAAAAAGAAGTCATTAAAAAGAATACTGAGAACGTTAGAAAGGTAGCTAATAACCTTGAAATCTCCATAAGAGAGGTAAATCAGTATATAGAGCAATTTAACTTAAAAATACCAAATGAAGAAAAATCTACAACATAAAATCGAAAGAGATATTAAGCAAAGTGGCATGAGTCGTGCCGATCAGCATAAAGCTCTTGAGGCAAACGAACAAGTAGAAACAGACAATACTAAAGGTTTGGTACGTCTTGAGAACTATCTCGGTTCAGACTTAAATCTTACAGATTGGACACTTACATCTTTATTGGATGATCTTTTAATGTGTCAGTTTGCAGATTGTAATGAAGATAATACTGAAATCATGAGAGAAGGTATTTTCGTACCTGCTAATGTGGTTCAATCTGCTTGGCGTGTAGCTAAGGTTATCATTGCTGGACCTCGTTGCAAAACTAAAGTTGGCGAGCACGTTATTTTTCCAAGTAACTTTGGCTTAAAATGTGCAAAAATGAACGGTTTAAAGAACATTGTATTTCTTAACGAAGAACGTATTTTCGGTAGAGCAACTCCTGCTACTAAGTAATATGGATGTCCCCGGGTACATTAGAACAAATACTAAACAGCCATGCTGTAGAGCTTAGGTTCATAAGGCGTAGACCTTTACCCGGTAATGACCACAGAAGAATGCTTGCAACTAACGATACTAACCTATTAAATAGTATACCAGGACGAACAGCATTGAACTTTCACGGAGCTCCAGGCCATTTAAAGTTTAACCCTAGACAAAAGGGATTAGTAATGACTTGGGATATATTCATGCAAGATTTTAGGTTAGTTCCAGCAGAGAGTGTAGAAATAGTAAGAGCTATTCGAACCACCCCACCTGATGAGTTTTGGGAATATTTTAACCGGGTCTTATCTAAGATGCCAGAAGCACAAAAAGTATCATTCATGCACGCATGACCGACAAAATAGACAACTTAATGAAACCTTTTCTGCAAAGAGAGGTTAGTTTCAACTTTAAACATAAGACTTACAAAAGTGGTAAGCTCTTATTGTATAAACTATCCGGAAACTACATGTCTTTTATACTGGTTAACGAAAAGAAAAGAGAAACATTTGAAATACCGTTTCCGTATGCTGTTGAAGGAGATCTAAACAAGATAAACTTCGATTATAAGCTAGAGACTCTTGCTGAAAATGACTTTGATCTGTTGATAGCTCTTAAAGGGGTAACAAAGGTCAAAAATAGCCGGTTTTATGACAGTGTAATGACGATTTCGGCCTTGTAATTTTCATAAAGTACTGTATACTTGTCTTTTTATTAATGAAGATAGACAAACCAATACTAACTTACTTTTCTGACAAACACACACCTAGAGAACATCAGGTTACTGGTTTACAACAGATAGAGGAAGCAGTTAATTCCGGTGCTAAGTTTATTATTGTACAAGCACCTACTGGATCAGGTAAATCTTTCTTCAGTAAAACTCTTTCTAATACTACTAATAGTGCAGATCCTGAGTATGTAAAGCTTGTTGATAACTATCAAGCGTTTGATAAAGATTTTCCGCCTGTTTTTAATCGTTTTCCTAATCACGGGCTGTTTGCACTCACTACTACTAAAGCTTTACAAGATCAGTACGCTAGCTTGTTTGACGACAGTACCATTTTTAAGGGCAAATCTAACTATCAGTGTGAAATTGACGATAGTTTTACTGTAGATCAGGCACCTTGTACTATTTCTCCTAATCAAAAGAAAAGCTGCTGGAATAACTGTATTTGTCCGTATTATGAAATGCGCAATGAAGCGTTAGTTGACAAGTTTACAGTGTTAAACTATGCTTCATTCTTCAATTTACCTGATCACGTTAAAAGACGGCAGATAATAGTCTGTGATGAGGCGTCGGAACTAGAAGACGAAATCGTTAAGAACTTTTCTGCTGTTATAAACTATAAATCTTTAGCTTATCTCGACGTAAAAGTAGAAAAACTAACTAGCGAAGCACAACCTAAGGTGTTAGGCTGGTTATTAGACGTACAAGGTGCAGTAGAAGATGTTATTGATAGTTTTAATGAGCGTGCTCGCTACGAAAAAAACAAAATAGAACTAGCAAAACAAAGACAGCGTAAAGATTTATGTGATGCTATCAAACATACTATTAATCACTGGGATGATGCACAGTATATTGTTGAAAAAGACGCAGAAAAAGTCATTGTAACCCCGTTAAAAATAGATAGACTCACTCACTGTTTGTTTGACTTTGCAGAAGTAGTGGTTCTTATGAGTGCTACTATTGTAGATCGTGATATTTTTGCAAAAAACCTGGGTATAACAGATTACAAGTATATAGAACTACAGTCAACTTTTGACCCAAAAAGAAGCCCGATAGTGATAGGTGATAAACTACCATTAAGTCACAAGCTTATGGAGAAGAACTTACCAAAAGCTATTGAAGAGGCTGTGAAAATTGCTAACTATCACAAAGACGAAAAGGGTATTATACATACTCACACGTTTAAAATCACTCAGGAACTGCAAAGAAAGCTTAATACACGAAGATTTTTGTATAGAGAAGAGGGTTCTACTAATGAAACTATCATAAAAGAGCATTCTTTACGCACTGACCCTACAGTTTTGGTTAGCCCTTCATTAACTATGGGGTTAGATCTTAAGGGAGACCTGGGAAAATGGCAAATTATCATAAAACTACCGTATCTCCCATTGGGAAATAAGCGAATTAAGATGTTAGCCGAGAAAGATCCGGATTGGTATCGTATGAAAATGTTCATAAACTTAATCCAGGCATGTGGTAGATGTACTAGAACCAAAGAAGATGAAAGCTGTACATATATTATTGACGGATTAGCTAGTACTATCATTAGTAAGTACGAAAACAAATTGCCGAAGCACTTCTTAGACAGAATACATAGAAGCGAGTAAGTATAGTTTGTGCAACAATACAACTATCACTGGGAAATAAAGGATTTATTAACCCAGTTTTTACAAGCTTTCGATGGAGCCATAGTAAAACGCTTTGATAACCAGCGTAATCCTGGTGCGGCTGTTGCTGTTCGTTATGTTTACTCTCCAAAACAAAGAGTTTTATTTGATATTGTTGATAAAGCGCAGACAATAACGATTCCTGTTGTAGCTTTTAACATAAACGCAATATCTCGTGATGTTAATAGAGTCTTTAATAAACTAGACGGGTACTATTATAACGTTAATTCTACCGATACTGCTAGTACTCATACATTACAACCTGTACCGATTAATATTAGTCTTAGCATTAGTATTTTAACTAAGTTTCAGACAGATATGGATCAAATCCTTAGCAACTTTGTTCCATGGAGTGACCCATATTTTATTATTTCTACTACCAATGAAGCAATGCCTGGTACTGAAATAAGAACAGAAGTTCTCTGGGATGGACAGTTAAAAATGGGTTACCCTACAGATATTGATGCTACTAAAATATATAGAGTTTCTTGCGATACCACATTTACCATAAAAGGGTGGTTATTTAAATCTGATGTTAGCCCAGCGGGTAGAATATTTAAAATCGATAGCAACTTTTATGCGGTTTCAGCAGTGCCTGAAAATGAAAGTGCATATGGTTCCATTTACAATGCGTTAAATGACGTGGGTGGTACTTCTTATCAAGAAACAGCAACTGTTTCAGCGCGTCCCTTTACTCAGTTCACAGATCGTTGGATTACCCCTACAAGTCTTTCAGGTACTTGTACGTTGTTGGGAGATATGTACAACTATACCAATGCTGTTTATTTGAGCGGGTCAGTGCCTGGTATGTTCGGATATACTGATGTAACGACATTATCTTCGTTTTCTACAGTACCGTCGATGTCTGCTACTTACCCTAGTTTGCCGAATGTTGTTCCTGCTTTAAACTACACTATTGTTAATAATAATAAACTAGTAGTTAACTACCAAGCACCAGCAGATGCTGCAAACGGCGGATTTTTCGATATCATTGTAGTTAATGATGCTGGATATTCTATTTTATCAAAAGACACATATCAACCTGCATTACCATTCCAACAACCTTATGCCTTGAGCGGTATACAGGTCGTTACGGTCAACCCAATGCAGATTGATTGGCAAAACGCTACATTTACCTGGGATGGTAATACATATACTTGGCTTACAGTATAAACATTCAGTCGTTTATACTAAATAATATAAACCGCCCATGGCTAGTATTACAACCATACAACCTACTGATTTTCTTACATATAGCCGTACAACGCTAAATCAGAACTTTACTAATGTCAATAGCGAGCTTTCTGCTTTAACCTTAGCTGTATCCGCTATAAGTTCAATCGGGGCTACTAATACAACTAATGCTATTTCTGCATTAAGTGCACAAACGGTTACTAATACTAATAATATTATAGCGTTAAGCGCGGGTGGTGGCAACCCTTATGTTAACAACGTACAGGTAACTAACTACGGTTTATATGCAGGAAAACCTAACGATTTAATATCAATACATGCCGCTAGTGTTACTCTAAGTACTTCTAACCCACTTTATAACGGTAACATTTTATTAAACTCTAATAACGGTTATATACAACATTATACAGGCGGCCCTGGTACTCAACTTATTGATGATTGCGGTCAATCCATATTCGGTGGTAATTGGTTAGAGTTTTATAGAACAAATACTTTAAGTGGTTATACAATACTTAACGGTACAGCTTATACAATCTCTGATAGACCTATTTGGCCGATAGACGGCGGTACTACTGAGGGATTATTACTTTACGGTTCAAATTTAAACTCGAGTATTTTTATTGGTTCGTATTCAAACTACTCTCCATCAACTGCTAGTATTTATTTACCATCTGTAAACAACAGCAATAATAAATGGCCTGTTGAGATAACCGGCCCGGGCGGTGTTAACGTACAACAGTTAAACGTTGGCTTTAAACCTCTTTACGGTAACCTCGGTACAAGTTCAATAAGTTCTAATAACTTAACTATTATACCACAAGGCGATGGTAATACAATGCAAATAAGTGCATATAATGTGTTACGTACATTAGCTACAAGTTATCTTATTGGTACAAGCAATACATTTGAAAACGGTAATATTGCTTTAAGTTCTAATAACGGCTACATTCAACATTACGGTTCATCAACACAGCTTATTGATGATTGCGGACAATCTATTTACGGTGGTAATTGGTTAGAGTTTTATAGAACAAATACTTTAAGCGGGTATGACATACTTAACGGTACTGCATATGTAATAGCAGACAGACCGCAATGGCCAATAGCTGATAACTCTAATGAGGGGTTATTACTTTATGGTACGACTGATGATTCAAGTATTTTTATCGGTTCATACGCTAGCTACTCTCCATACTCACCAGGTATATATGTACCTTCAGTAAATAGTGTCAGTGCAACCCATGCCCGTACCGAAATAACCGGGGAGCTTGGTTTATATACTCGCAAGATTAGATTAGGCGACCACGCTCTTTATAGTGGAATGCAAACACGCACTACTTCAGCTAATAACTTAGATATTGGCCCGCTTTCAACAGGCACAATGCTGATAAGTGCATTTAATGATTTAAACATTACTGCTAATACTATAGAAGTTAGTGGTGTGAGTGCACTTAACTTTGTTAACGGTTTATTAATCGGTCCTTATGCACCGGCTCACTCGTACGGTGCACCAGGAGATGTCGCGGGTACAGTAGCCTTTGACACTAACTACATTTATTACTGTACTACTAACTACGTCAATACAAGTACTAATATCTGGAAACGAGTCCAGCTTAGTGCAACTACTTGGTAA